CAAGGCATAGGAGGCATTCAGTGCCAACCAAATGGCCTTGATATGTTCGCGTTCAGCAAACTCTTCTAGTAGTTCTTTGCGACAGTTGATCATGTGCAAGCGATCATAGTAGTTGCCCACGCTGGAAGCCATGTTCACAATTTCTTCAGTGTCATGTATGGTGTTAAACACATCCTTGGGCACGTTGTAGATGTTGCGGATGATGTGACTGTAACTGCGACTGTGGATGTTGGTTTCAAAGAACGTCCAGTTGTAGACCAAACTTTCCAGTTCAGGAATTGATACTACGGGTGTGAATATCTGACTGGGACCACGGCCTTGTAGACTGTCCAAGGCTGTTTGACGCAACAGGTTACTTGTAAAGATGTGCTTGACTGTGTCCGACGCATCCTTGAAGTCTTGTGCATCTTTGGTCAAGGAGATCTCTTCTGGCACCCAAAAGAAGCCACGTGCTTCTTGCTCGTACTTGACCAGTTTGTTGTATTTGACTTCTTCAAATCGTTGAATGGTCACTGGCCCTGCTGGATCCAGGAACATTTTTCTTGAAAGATAATCTGTTTTTGTTTTTAAATTGTATTGTTGTTGACTCATTTGTGTTTTCCTGATGCAAGTACTATCTTGCAAATATGTTCTAGTCTCTCTATGTGCTCATAGGCACGCCATGGTGTGACATCAATGGCCACAACTCCATGTCCCTTGATACCCACTATGTCATAGGCAATGTTGCCTTGATCATCTAATTCTAATCTATAGTGACATTGATCGGCAAGTTCTTGACTGATTGGTTTCACATCTCCCACATTGGGTGCTACTCGTGTGTAACGGTTCAGTTCCGGAAAACTATCACTGATGGTACTAAGGTCAATACCGGCATGCATGGCCGCAATGCAATAGGTTGGATGAACGTGTACCACTACACGAACTTCATCTCGATGTTGCCCTAGTTCCTTTTGTAGACCAAAGTGTAAAGGAATTTCCCCACTAGGGGTTAAGTTTTTACTTATGTCAGTGTAGTCATCTTCCTGCCAGGTCTTGATCAAAAAAGGCGGAGTGGCATGCGTACTGTCCACCAGTTTGATTTTTTTCCACTGGTCTGGTTGTAACGTTTGTTTACGCACACCCGACGGTGTGATGTAAAAGTGGTCACGGTCGTGATGACGTATAGAAATGTTGCCATCTCTACTGGTTATCCAATTGCGTTTGTACGCATCTACTAAAATATCACAACAGGTTTCTAACATGCTAATTGTTCCAGTGTCTTACTACGCCAGCAATAATGAAACAGCAGGTTACCACATGTATTGCTACCCAAAATGTTTTGAAAAACAAGGCTATTCGTGCTTCTCGTAAAGTGAGTATAGGCACATCTGGACGGTCATGGTCTGACTCGCCCATCAGATGCCCGGTGGCTCGAGCCCAAATTCGTTCTATCGTGTTCATAACTTGCAGGCCTCGCAGTCTTCCTCAAGATCAAAGTCAATCGCTTCAAGAGGTGCCGCTTCGGCAGTTTGCTTACTACCGGCTTTGTTAATCAAACTATAATAAAATGTTTTCAGGCCCCAGTAGTGTGCCTGCATCAAGTTCCGAGCAATCAGTGTGGTTGGCACTTTGCGATCAGCAAAATGTGCAGGATTATAAAATGTGTTTGTACTAATGCTTTGATCAACATAGGCTGCCAACACTGCCGCTGTTTTTAAATAACCATCACAGTCTTTTTGTGCCCACATCATTTGATACTTGCTCTTGAGTTTGTGATACTCGGGCACAACCTGTGTGAGGCTTCCGGCTTTGGATTCTTTTACTGAGATCAGGCTCATGGGCATCTCAATGCCATTGGTTGAGTTGATCACAACACTACTAGACTCTACAGGTGCAATGGCCATCAATGTGGCATTGCGCACACCATATGATCTCATCTCAGCACGTAGGCCTTCCCAGTTTAATTCAGGAGCAAAGTCTGTTAGTTCATTGACTCCCTTGGCACGTCGTTCCCAAGGAAACACGCCTTTGCCATACCAGGTGCGATCGCTGTCCACACAACGACCACGTTCCTTGGCCAGTTCAACAGTGGCTTCTGTTAGATAATAGGCCTGGTGTTCCATCCATGTCTTGACTTAATGCAAGGCATCTTTTTCTCCGTACTGCATGCCTCGCTTGGCGTGCCAGTAAGCAAGATTGGTAATTCCAATACCCAGGGGCTGTATTTCATCATTGCTTAACTTAGACTGAATTGAAAGAAAGTCTTGATAATCAAGAATGTTACACAGACTACGCTGAAGTATGCGACAAGCACGACGCATGTCTTCAGGATTACGGAAGGCACCCCAATTGATACTTCCTAGTGTACATAACGCTATACGGCCTTCAGCATCGTCCAGGCGTTTGAAAGGTTTTGTAGGAAGTAAGATTTCACAGCAAAGGTTGCTTTGATAAATGGTATGGTACTCAGTGTCAAACGGACCTTGGTTCTTGACATTGTCAATGAACACAAGATAGATGCGGCCCGTATCAGTACGCTCTTTAAGAATACCACTCTTGAACACTTCTTCCGCGCTCATGGTCTTGGTACGTAGATCCTTGCGTTTTTCATACTCAACATAGAGTTTTTCAAAACGTTCAGTGTTGGCATAGAACGCTTCGTACAAGTCGGGCACTTCGTTGGGATCAAAGAAAGTTATGTTTTCTCGGTTTTTAAATCGTCTCCAGAAAAATGCGGAAAGAACAACCCCATAGTCCATGTGCCTGACACGGGTTTCTTCTGTGCCTTGGTTGTTCTTAAGAACGATAAGATCATCAAACTGGTGATGCCAAATGGGATAGAATACAGTAGCACTTGCATTGCGGATACCTCCTTGTGAGCAACTTCTTAAATCACCGAACCACTTCTTTAAAAATGGTATCATGCCGGTGTGCATGATTTCGCCACCACGTATGGGCGAGCCTAAGGGACGTAGCCGTCCAATTTCCAGACCAATGCCAGCACGTTTGCTGGCATATTTGGCCATCATCTCGCCACTAGCAAATATACTGTCCAGGTCATCATCAGAACGAATGAGCACACAACTGCTGAACTGCTTGGTAGGAGTGCCCAGACCAGCAAGCACTGGAGTGGCAAGAGTAAACAGGCCATCGCTAGCGGCGTTGTAGTATTCTTTGATGTAACGCATGCGAGCCGTATTAGGTTCTTCACGATGAAACACTGTAGCCGCGGCCACCATGTAACGCACTTGGGGAGTCTCATATATTTCCTTTGTTGATCTATTGCGAACAAGATATTTCTCAATCAACTGTTCCACAGCCGCATAAGAATACTGTTCGTCTTTCACATGATCAATCATGTCGTTCATGCGATTCCAATCATCCTCTGAATACCATTCCAGCAGTTCTGGAGTGTATAGGCCGGTGGCCACGTTGCGCTTCACAATCTCCAACAGGTGTGGAGGATCGTATGTGCCATACACATCTTTGCGCAACATGCTGAGTCGTTGCTTGCCTGCCACGTACTGATAGTTGGTGTGTCCAACATCAGGATTTGATTCCACGTCGATCAAGTCCACTATGGCACGTAGAGTGATACCATCAATTTCCTTTGTTGTGATTCCGTCATAAAAGTGTAATTGGGCCTTGATCTCAATCATGCTTTGACTAACATCTGCTATACCTGCACAAACCTTTGCGATCTGCGCTTGCCATTTCTCCAACGCTAATGTCTCGCGACTGCCACTGCGTTTTTGTACTATAATTTGCTTCATTGTTACCTAATTTGTTGTTGTATTTGTTCTTGCGTTATGCTGTGCTGGACATTGATCTGCCCTGGACTGATATTTAACACTTGTTGCGAGTCCCAATTCAATATATATTTCCCTTGCTCGACCAGGACTAAATTGCCCTGATCTGATTCAGCCAATACCGAATCCTGCAGATCCTCGCGATCCAGCAGAGTTATAGTATACAGGATTCCCAGCCCGCGAGCAAGATCACAATAGATGTTGTCGCTCAAAAGTTCCCAGGGATTAGGCCACTTGGACCGGTCGTCCCAGTGCAAATGATATGCTCGCCAGGGTGCGCAAAACCACCAAGTATTGACTTCGGCCAGCACCTGTTCAACAGGTGCTTTTTGGATGGATTCACGTAGAACACCCCACGCATGCAGGCGTTGTTCAAAAGAAACAGGCCACATTAGGTTGATATTGTGACTGCGTATCTTAGTTGGGCACTAGACCCAGTGTTGGTGCTGGTATACTGTATCTGAATCAGATCATCTGCATAGATTGCACTCAAGACTATACCAGTGGTGCCAACTGTTTGAGCCGTAGCATTAAACGCCACCCCAGCACCTGAAGCGGCTACCAAGATAGTACCGGCACTGAGTGCGGTATTTCTAATGATGGTGTAAGCAATCACTGCGGTATTGGCCGGGAGGCTGAATGCAGTAGTAGCCGATGCTGTGTTGTCTGCCAACGTGACAGCAGTTGGAAAAGGAACTTCACTGAATTCAGTGAGTATTTCAGTGTTGCCAATTACAGGAGCACCGTCTGTTAGTGTGCCATTACCAATGTATAATCGACGGGCATCTGTTGCCCAACCTAGTTCGGCTCCGGCCAATTGCGGCAGATTTTCTTCTAGGCCTTTACGGTTTGTTATTCGGGATACTTGTACAATTGCCACAGTGGTTGTCCTCTTGCTATCATGTATTTAGCATGTAGTACTGCTCAACCTTTTTCCACCATAGATTTCGATAACGATCAAATTCTGCGCCTTCCAGCACAAATTCCTGGTACACAGGCTTGCCAATAATGTTGTGTTGCTCGTCCAGGTCGGGTTTTACGCACATCAAAACCACACCTTTGCGTATTTTTGTACCGTGTAATTCATTATGTGCTTCTGCATAGGCACAAAGTTGTACAAAGTAGTCATCAATCCATTCACGTTTTTTGGGCCGGTTAGTTTGCTTGTAGTCCAGTATGGCTTCTTCGTTTAGGTGTATGCCCGCACCATCTGTTGTGCCTGCGTAGATGGAGGGAAAGTATAGCGGAACTTCGATACCCCAAAACTCACTGACATTTTTGAGTCCGTCTCTGATCACAGTCTCTGCCATCACATGGCTGGGCCAGGAGAAAGGATTTGATCCGCGCTCTCGAATAGCACCCTCCTTGACATACTGCTCAAGATAGGTATGCATACGTGTGCCACGATTGGCGGCTTCTGTTGTGATTTGCTGTGCTTTTTCTGCGCCCACACGACGACGCCATTGATTCAAGGCTTCAACTTTCTCCGGGGGTTTTGTCCGGTCCAGTATTGTGGTCACCGACGGTAAGTTGTTGCCATCAGGGGTGGCGTAGTAACGCTTGCCCTCTATTGTCACGCGAGGTATGGGTTGATAATCAAATTTTGGATTGTACATAATTTAAAAGTTTCCGTATAGTGTTCTTGATTCAGGATGATAATGTCCCCAGACAATAATGTTGTATTTGTCAATATATGGTTTATACATGTGGTATTGTGCGTTGGCTTCTTTTGTTGCTAGTTGTTTAAGTTTGCACAGTATGTCTCTTGCTTGATCAACTGTGCGAGTGCCCACTAGAGTTGAGTGTTGATTTAGTTCATTCCATTTTCTTATCATTGCAAGAGTGATCCACATGTCTAGCATGCTCATGGTTTTGTGTGCAACCACCATGGACTTTTTGTAAAAATTTGGTACATTTTTACCATTGGCTGCCAAATCACTGTACAAGTCTTGAAGACTCGGCACGTGCTGTTGACCAACCACATAGTACACTTCTTTGATATCAAGCCCCCATAATTTTATATAACTGACATCGGCCGCTGGACTATTGGGTAAAAAATACCAGCCTTGGTAGGTGGCACGTGTGAGTCCAAGTCGAAAAAATTCCACATAAGATTCTATTATATTGTCAACAGTTTGTCCAGGTAGTCCCAGTATAGTTTCTAATTTTATCTTGGCAAATTTTTCAGTGGGCAGTTTGAGTTTAAGATTGTTTATCATTTCGGCAATGGATGCCCAAGGTACACTGGGTCTATCAATTGCGGTCAACACAGTGTCATGGTAGTCCTGAAGACTGATCGATAGTTCCTCGTTGTACACTAGACTATTCTGCGTAATGATATATTCAGTCACACTTTTTTTAAGTTTGGGTGTGTTGTTGACCACAAAAGAAAAATTACGTGCAGGATCATACAGCGAAATTGCATAGTCGTAGGCCTTGATATCATCGGGCCATTGACCAAAGTTGGCATCAGTTTCTCTTATGGGCACATCCAAGCGACAGAACAAATCAATATCCTGCTTCCAGTCATGCTGACGACGTTTGACTTTTTTGGTCAAGTTCTGTGACCAATCACAAAAAGTACAACTATACATGCACCCCCGAGCAAATTCAATGGCCCAGTATTGATTTTTAAAAGGAATTCCTTGACGTACCAGATTATCACGAACTTCAATCATGTGTGCTTCTTGGCTGACATAAGGACTTTGAGAGAGATACTGTTCATCATCCAGCACTTGAAACGGATATATTTTTCGTTGACCGTATGCGTTTTGGATTATGTTAACAAAGTCTTGCGTGGTTGGTAACAACCCTGCATGATAGTCAATGATCTGTTGGAATGGTTTTTCACCGTCGCCATACACCACATAATCTATATAAGGATGTTCAATAAAAAAATCAATTTGGTTATTATTTTCTGTTTCTTTATGCACAGACAAATGTGGTCCACCGCACACTATGATTGTGTTTGGTAGTTTTTGCTTTACTCCCTTGGCAATTTGATATTGAAATTCGTAATTCCAAATATAGAATCCCAGTCCAAGCACATCGGGTTGTTCCTGAACAATTTTATCAATTGCAACGTCTACTGGATCGAAAAGCAAGATACCCGGAGGCAACCAACTCACCTGAGAATTTTTTCCGTGTATTTCATACCATTTTTGAATGTAGAGCCAAGCAGGATTTATAGGAACTTTTTGATGTTTGAGAAATGCCGGCAGACCATGAGAACAAAATTTTACTTTCATTTTTGTGTCAAGAATTTGGCCAACCAATGGTAAAGATGTCGCGCAATCACAACATGTCCTTGAGTGTTGGGATGACTGGTATTGGGATATACATATTGATTTTGATCCATGTCCAGGAATTCCCTGCTGTTTTTGATACCAAATATTTCGACACAGGTAGTTGGAAAGATTTTGTCAGTGTCAACTCCTGGCATTGAAAAATCAACGTCGGTCCAGCCGCTCACATAATAATCCTGAATTTTGTATTGTTCACAAATTCTCTGTAGAGACAGCAATACTTTGTAGAGATTGAAACGATCTGATGGATCACTGTGAAAGTACCTATACCAATTGGATACAACAGGGTCAGATTCAGTTTTCCAATCCTGAGGCACCCTAATTTCTTTTATATTGTTGTGGGAATCCAACAAGGAACGTCGGCTTGCTGAAGTTATAAAGAATACCGCCACGTGATTTTCTACTGTGGCATGGTTTTGAATATATTCCTGCAATTGAAGGATTGTTCTGTCGTTGCTGGTGCCACCAATTGCATGATTTTCATAAGCGACTGCATTTAACATTTTGGCAAGCACATGTCCAAATGCCTGTGTCCTGTCTTTTAATTCTTCTCCTGCAGGCCAGGAATCGCCGAATGTTACAAGATTGGGTATCATACTCTAAAACTTTCCCCACAACCACAGCGGTCACGTTCATTGGGATTTGAAAATTCAAATCCCTCATTGAGTCCTTGGCGTACATAGTCTACTGTCATGTTTTTAAGATAGATATCGTCTTTGATACCTACCAATACTACAAAACCTGGTTGTGCATAGTTGGTGACACCAACTTCGGGAGTGTATTCCTTAACGTATTCTAACACATACGCAAGTCCTGAGCAACCTGTGGTTTTTACCCCCAAGCGAATACCAGCATAGTTCTTGGCTGTGACTAATTTTTGTATTTTGTTTCGGGCTGTATCAGTTAGAGAGATTATCTTGTTTACTCCTGTGCTGTTGATACAGGGCTTTGTCCTCGTCGCTAAAGAGGTCCCACAATTGTTTGTTATGAATCGAAATATCAGTTCCGGTTAACTGATCCCATCTTGCTGATGTAGATAGATACTGCTCCCAGATTTCTACCGAAAAGTCAGTAATTTGCAATTGGCTTAACATACTGTTAATACTTATTCTAAACACATGGTTGCGCTCGAGTAAACTGTAATTGTCAATATATCCAGTTATTTGCTCGACTAGTTGTGTTTTTATATAATTTGGTAAACTAGATAATTTCAAATACCTTGGATTTTCCAGTGTGTTGTCATGGATTCCTAGGCACTTTGTACTACTGTCGAAGTCTTCAAAGTAATCTAAAAAATCTTTGAGATATGAAATATTGTTGATATAAAAAGTCGGTGTAATGTAAAAATTAAAATTAGAATAACCGTTTGACAACTCTTTAAAATTTTGTAAGTTCCTACGTATTTTTCCAAACTTTGCTGGATATCTTACATATAAAAAGTTATCTGCATTGGTTGAGTCTATGCTGATAGCAAAACTCAAATGCCGAAAGTTTTTGCACCATTTTTCAAAAATATCATCATGAAAAACCGAACCATTGGTACCAATTTGTAAATGTACTTGATCACTCAACTTTTCGTCCATTAACCAATCAGTCAGTTTGTATAAATCTTTCTGAATGGTGCCTTCTCCTCCCAGCACCGTGATTCTATAGACTCCACCTTTGAGGTCGTGTATTTTTTGTTTTATACTCGACTGTAAGAATTTCCAACGTTCTGAATTATCGCTTAGAGTTTGAGTTTGTTTTTTTTCGTTGGTCCATATGGAAGAATATAGACTACTCAATTGTCCACTACACATTCTGCAGGCCATGTTACATTCATTGCTCAAGATAAAGTAATCAGTAAACTCTTGAGTTTTTTTGGTTTCTAAAAAGTCAACAACTTGTTGAGTTGTATGCTGTAATAAATGCCTAATTCTAAGACTAATTTGATTATTAGATTCCTCTTCTGAATGGCATATATTACAATTTTTATCAATCACTCCAGATTCAATATTGTTTTTTACCTTTGTTGGATTGTCAAAATCAATTGTAGAATCATTGGATTGGTAACGACAACAAGGATTAATCGAGTCGGACCTGACATGTGTTTCTATATAAGGATTTATACAGATGTGTTTGTTATCTTGTGCCCACTGTAATCTTTCAAGTTCTAGATCAAACCTGTTGCTGTGTGGTATCATTGCGAATGTTTTTTACGATAATCTGCTACAGCGGCTTTGATGGCATCCTCGGCCAGGATGGAGCAGTGGATTTTGACTGGGGGGAGAGCAAGTTCTTCAGCAATTTGGCTATTTCGTAAGGCGCCTGCTTCTTCAAGTGTGCGACCTTTGACCCATTCCGTAACGAGGCTAGAACTTGCGATTGCGCTTCCGCATCCGTATGTTTTGAATCTTGCATCTGTAATGATTCCATCTTGTACTTTTATTTGTAGTTTCATCACGTCACCGCAGGCAGGTGCTCCTACCATGCCCGTACCAACAGTGTCGTCTATTTCAAACTTGCCCACGTTGCGTGGATTTTCATAGTGGTCTATGACTTTTTCTGAATAGGCCATTAGCGTATGTCCTCGGTGTGTTTGTGCTTGGTAGATTTTTTAAGGATCTTGAACCAAATCTTTTTTTCTTTAGCACTATCGTGTGCAAAGATGGCTTTGTATAGTTTGTGTCTTAGTTGTAGTAATTTCATTGTCTGCAAGTCCTTGTTCGAGTGACAGTACCATCCGATTGTTGTACTTCTACCCATTCACTACATTGTTGGCTTTGACCATAATATACTGTAGCAGGAGGCATAGGGGCCTGTTGAATTACAACTGGTTGTTGTACAATCACTGGCTGTTGATTACGTGCAATCTCATATCCAATTACACCACCAATGATAGTAGGAGCCACCCAACCATAGTTAGGGCCTGGATAGTATCCGTGATGGTGATAATATCTGAAACCTGGTTGTGCCTGGGCCGACACTGCACCAGTGAGTAAAATTAAAGCAATGAGTCGTTTCATAGCAACCTCCTGTTGTGGTAGTATACTATATTTAACGTGTTTGGTCAACCTTTAGTTGACTACATTTGGTTTTATTTCAGTGCCCGTTTTGCCGCGGCAGCCACAATGTCTTGTGCTTGATTCACCGGCATAGGCACAGGACCAGAGTCGTTGCCTTTGAATTTGATCATGCCCGAATTGGGTTCAATAGGCATAAACACTCCATTTAGTGGAGGCTGGCTGGCCATGTTTTGAAGTGTTTCTGAAGTGAGGTCAATCTGCATATTGTGCGCCAAATTCAAAAAAGTTTGCATACTAATTTGTTTTTGGCCTGCGGTATCTTTTGCTCGGCCCATTAAGAACTCAGCCAGGCCTAAAAGGCGAGCGGCTGAGTCATCTGACCGGCCGTTGCCAACTTCGTTGATACGCATTATCTACGTCCGCGACCTAGACTGGCGGCTGGTGTGGCGGCTTCGGGTTCTGGTTCAAGTTCGGCACCAGCACCTGCGGCGGCGGCATCAAGTTCAGCACCGGCACCCAGGTCGGCACCCATCTGGGCACCCATTTCAGCACCAATGTCTGCACCTGCTTCGGCGCCAGGAACCACGGCTCCACCACCTTGACCTGTTACCACACCCAGTGCGGCTTCCAGTTGACCTTTGCTGGCTTGCAAGTTTTGTACTAAACCTGACAGTGCGGCGGCAGCATCTGCGTTGAACTGTGCGGCTTGGTCCATGCCAACTTCGTTCTTGATTGAATCAACCAAGGCGGGTAATTCTTTAAATTGCATTTCTGTTGTGTCTTCCAACATCTTCTGCACACGGTCAACCATGTCTTGTGCGGCCAACACAACTTGTGCCTGTTGGATTTCTGATTCGCGCAAGAAGTTGCCTGTGTTGTTTTCTGCTGCCATTGTTGGGTTCATCATGGCCTTTTGCAAGTCTTGAATTTCTTTTTGCTTTTGCTTGATTTGATCCTGCATCTCTTTCTTTTTCTGCTGTTGTTGTACAGTGTTCAACGCGGCAGTTGCGGCTGGATTAGCACCTGGAGTGGAACCTGGAGCAGTGGCACCAAACTCTTGCAGTTGTTGTGTTAGAGCCTGTTCCATCATCATGAGTTTGAGATAGGCGGGATTCTTTTCGCTGTGATGAAATGCAGGGCTTGCACGATGCTCATTGACCAGGCCGCGCACACGCTGTAGCATGCCACGCACTTGGCCGCGGTTCATTGAGTCAAAAGATAGACGTTGGTCAAAGTGACTCTCGAACACTTTAGCGATTTGTTTTGTAGGGCGTGTTACGGCCAGTTCTTGCAGTTTCATTGTTGCTTCCTCGAAGTTGCCAGTATTTAGCCGAATTTATACATTTTGTTAATTCATTTTCTATCTGCTGGCTTTGTGATCTTTTGTGTTGGGCTTTGGCACTGACTGTTTCCCAGAAGTTTCCATAACTTTTTTGGGCTTGACTGCTTCGTACTTCAATGTCGTTGCGTAGTCGTAACAGGGCAAAATCTAGATGTTGTATTTCGTTGGCTAAGTTGTACTGGCGATTTTTGTCGGCTATGCACCAGGCCACTGCACTTCTTGTGCTGGTAAATGTGCCCACTGGCGTGTCTTGATAGGTTAGAGCATAGCCCTGGGTAGTTTGGCGTAGTACGTAGGTGCCAAACACACGATACTTTTCACCATCTGCAATGATCACATGATCAAGTAGTTTGGGCAATTCTTGCTCAGCCAGGGCCGCAAGTTTTTGACTGGGTTTCATTTTAATACGTAGTGAGAGACCATGTACCCTAATGCTGCCATCAGTACGCCAATAGATCCCACAGCCCAATTGAGCAGTTGATTGTTGCGTTGATTGTTTATTTGGCTCACATTATTTTTGACTTCTGCAACCATTTCGCAAAGATGTGCAATATTTACGCTCATGGCAGTCATCTTGTCTTCCAGGGCGTTGTAGCGTTCGGCACACAATTCCACGTGTGCTTCAAGGCTTTTCTTTTCAATGTCGGTGGCTTCAATCATGATTACTCCAATGTATTATTTATGTTACACTATTAAGAATTCAATGTTTGAGTCTGGGTCCAACATGGCTGTCGTGGGCTGTGTATCTAGGTCGTAGAACATGGGCACACCACGACAGGCTGACTTTAATAGTCCTAGTGGATCTCCCCGTTCGCTGAATACGTCATCAAAGTCTGTGGAGAATTCAAAATGCCATCGACCGTCAACATGTTCAGTGGGCGTGATGTCTTGTGCTTGTGTGTACAAGCCAATGATCTGTAGTATGGTTTCCCAATTGCGTTGTTGGTTTCTTGATCTGTTCCAGGTTATTTCATTGTCGATCACTTGTCCTTCGCGGTCATCAAATGGTAGAGTATTGGGTCTAAAGTGTCCGGTGACTCCTGTAGCCGTACAGTCAAATTGAGTGGTCACACGAATCCTTGTAGTCATAGCGTATTTACGGCCAAAAAAAAGCCCCGGAAATAAACCAGGGCTTTGATTTTCTACTTAGTAGATTAAGGGTTAACGTTAGGGCTAGTTGTGAACACAGCATTACCTGCGGCACTGTTCAACTGGAGGTTTTGACCACCAGAAGCAACTGTAGCACTTGTGTTAGCAATAGCCAACAATGTTGTGGCTGTGTAAACATCAGTTGGGTAGATAGCCAAGTTCAACACTGTGGGTGCCGCTGGGCTAACTTGATATATAGCCACAGTGCCTTTTTGTTGAATTGCTTGCAACAAATTGTTGATGTAACCATTAACGTTTCCGCTTGTTGTCAATGAACCATTGGCCACAACTGAGAAAAAGTCTAGTTTTGGTCCCTGGAAGTTAATTGCACCACCTGCCGCAATGTTGGCTGTACCGCCAACGTTGCCATTGCCTGTATCCATGTGGAATACTGGTTGGGTGGTACCGTTCGTTTTTGTAAATCCTGCCATTTTAAAATCTCCTAAAAATTAGGCTCTCGCCTTACTCTTATTTATGAAATCGGCAAAATCTCAGGTGGTTGTGGGATTGTTTCTTAACTTGTTTCTGGCAGTGAAATCAAAGCGATTTACCGCTTTACCATAGCCTGCAGGGGTGGCAAACACCCAGCCTTCGTTGCCAGGAACTTGTGCATCCAGTTTGCCCAGCAAGTCCAGTTTCAAATCGTGTAGCAGTTCAAACAACACAAAGGCAGCGGCTAACGCACCTTCGTTGGATGTAGGGCTACGTAGATATTCTGTGATGTTGCGGAACTTCTGTGGAGTTTGTGTGCTTTTGAGATAGTCCATAAAGCCTGGCACTAGATCTGAGAAATCTCCTGTGTAGGCCGGGTATTCAGGATTGATGCGTTTGTTAATATAGTCCACACACAACTTGGCCAAGTCAGTGATCTTGGCGGCACGTAGTTCAGCAGGATTGAATAGTGTATCAATTGCAGGACCCATTGAACGCACCAGACTCTTGATCTTCTTCACGTAGGGATTTTCTATTTCCACAGGCCGGGCATAGATGGGCTCAATCAACAACAAGCCAGGCACAGAGTTAAACTTGACTCTAGCAAGTGGTTGCTTGGCAGCGCCAGCATCTTCATACATGGTGTGTACTGCTATACCAACTTCACTGTCAGCGATTCGTGTGCCTAATGCACTTTTTACAGGAATACGATATTCCACTGTGTTGGGTTTGAATACTACATTGCCTGCTTCCACAGGAGGTGTTGTGCTATACAACAAGTCCCCCTTGACATAGCCACGGAAGTTGTCAGGGGTGGCTGCTTCCAGGAGAGGCCAAATCTTTTGATACACTGGCAATAGTGTTTGCACTCTGTTGGCCACATTGCCTTTGGCAGCGGCATTGGCATCACGCTGTGCCATGTTGCCAGCAATGGCACGAGGGCTAGTAAACAAACCATCATAACCCACAGCCTCAAATCCTGATCCATCTGTGAGCACAAACTCCCCTGTGTCGGGCTTGCGGCCAAATATTACAGCAGGCATGCCATCCCATTTTACCGAAGCAGTCTTGGAATTGTCTCGAAAGTTATCCACAATGGCCAAGGCTGTTTTGACACCCGCTGTGCCATTTCTAAATACATAATCTTCAAGATGTTCAATGCCTTTGGCTTTGCCACCCACTGGTGCGGCAGCAGGAGCCGGAGCGGCAGCCTCTACCAGTGCATACATGCCTTGGTTCACAATACGGTCACGTAGTCGTGCTAGAAAGTAAACGTCACCGCTTTCTTCCAGTTGTGTGGGTTCTTTGAGTCCCTCTTTGGCCAAGTATTCACGGAAGTCTTTGAGTTTGTTGTCACGATCTTTGTCTCGGGCCAGGAACGAATAAATGCTTTCTACGTTGCCCAAGTCTTCACGTGTGGCTTTAGGACCCAAGATGGCTTTGGCCACATAGTCCGGGTCTTGACTCACAAGTTCGTTGGTGGCACGACTGAACATGCCATTGGCACCTATCTTGAGGCCCAGTTGTTTGGCTATGCTACTCATTAGCACAGCACGGTGCATGCCTTTGTAGGCACTGGGAAATGCTTGGTTGTAGTAGAATGTGCCCCAATCCAAGTTGGGAAAAAACATAAAATCTGTTTGTACAAAGCCAAGATCGGGTCTGCCTGTGATGGGAGTACGTAGGTGTACTTCGCCTGACTTCTTGACCCAGGTTCTTGGATCCTCACCGTGACTTCTAGCCCAGGCTTCTAGTTTAGCAGCCAATTGCTCTTTGGAGATTTCGCTGGCATCCACTGCCAGATCCAAGTCGCCTGATGTGGGTGCCTTGCCTGTGGAACCCAACCAACGCTCACGTGGGAACTCTAGACCTGTCAGTTGCTCCAGCCAGGTTATAGTGCTGGGCACATCCGTTTGATTGATGCGTTGTGTGAGTGGATTGCCATCGGCATCTTTGAATACATTGCCACCTTCAAATAATTTCATACTGTGTTAAATCCCAATGCTTTTAGAAAAAACAAAGTTTGTGGATCACTGGAACCTACCTTGGATAATTTACTAGTGATGGCCTCAATGGCTGTTAATGTTTGGGGTGACATTTGTGCTTGACTTATGAGTATCTGTTGTGCTGCCTGTGGAGTTTGTGCAACTGCTTGTTGTCCGGCGGCTTGTTGTCCAGCGGCTTGTTGTCCGGCTTGAGCCGTGGCAGTTGCACCTGAAGTTGCAGTCAATCCTGTTGCGGCTGTTTGAATCAATTGGGTAAACAATTGCTTTTCAGTGGCAGCATTTAGTGTTTCGGCCAGTTGTTGACTTTCCTTGACACCAGCGGGTTTGGCCACAGTGGGTTGAATTTTTGGAACCTGCCCGTAACCAGGTACATTGGTTTTAAGATTGCTATAACCGGCTGGCGCTTGTTTAAAATTAGGCGCTGTGATTGTCTTTGCTGGTGTTACTGGCGCGGCTGGCTTGGCCGCTGGCGGAACTGTGGCACCCGGAGTGGTTTTTAGATTGCCTACATTGCTTGCATTGAATCCGGGCTGTGCCATAGTTGGTTTGGCTGTACCTGGTGCTTGAGTCGTTGGTGCTGTTTGAGCGGTTGGTTGTTGTGCGGCAGTTGGTTGTTGTACAGCCACTTTTGGTTCACTTAGTTTTGCAATTATAGCCAACAGTTGATCTTTGTTGGTAAAGTTTGGAAGATATTGTCCTGACAGCAAATTCTTTTCTACCCAGGCCTGTAAAGTCTGTTGATATCGACCATCGGTGCGATTCACAAATGCGGCTTTTTCTGCAGGATCAACTATGCTTTTTTCCAATTGAGTGGCAAAAGTGGTCCAGGCTTTTTGGGCTTTGTCTGCCATTGCCGAGTATTTTTGGCCCATTTGCGCTTGTTGATAAGCAGTCTTGACTCCGCCAGTATAGTTGCCAACTGCCTGTCCAACACCTTTGGCTGCTGCCACACCTGTTCCAAGTGCGCTGGCTATTCCGGTTCCAATACCTTCATCTAGTGTTTGTTTTTTTGTTAATTCATGAATCTGCATGGGTACGTCTCACTGTTCTTTCAAAACGGCCAGCATCTCTAGTGCGAATAGCATTGAGCAATTTACGGGTTAGATTTTCTGCTTGCTCAGGCGGAAAAACAGCGTCGATTTGTTCCAGCAGATTGATAGCACTGGCTATCACATTACTAGCACGGCTCTCTATCACTAGATGGCGCTCACGCTCAACATACATTGAGTCTAATTCTTCTAACAAACTTCTGGTGCGTTTTTGCATTTGAGTCAGTGACCTTTGAGTTATTTATTGAAAGTTACTAGCCTAATACTCTTAAAAAAATGCTATTTTAAAGGTATCTAGAATAAAAACTTGCAACTTCAGGAAAAGTTTTGGTCCAATCCTGCCCTCTTATGAGATCAAATTTTTGCGTTTCATTGAGAAATAATCTGATCCGGTCAGGATCCTCGCGCCAGTCTGGGCTAATTGCATCAAACATTTTGGTGCCTTTAAGTGCGTCAACATACTCTTGTGTGATGTTATTAACATCAAGATAATTGTGCTGGGCCAATTGTGTGGAGTAATCTATCGGGTCGCCTTCTCTATTGGCGTTAAAGTTTTGTTTGACCCAATCTGATACTTCATCAAAATAGAATAAGTTTAAGCAACTGGTACATTCTTGAACAAAAAACATTACATTACTAGGAACTTTTTCTCTAAGATCTAAAATATTATCTACAACTTGATTCCAGTTAGCCGGCCATCTCAAATAATTAAATCTGTCATTTGTACCATCGATACTGATCAAAAATCTAACTAATTTAAATTTTTCTATAGTTTCGTAATGCTTTTTATCTATAGTCTGAGTACCATTGGTTTGAAACCCTAATTCAATTTTGTTTTTAGCATCAGGAACTAGTTCTGCAATTGTATCGGCGGCTTGCCAATAACTGTTTCCTAGCAAAGTTTCGCCACCACAAAATTGTATGGTTTCTAGATTGCTTAGGTCTAGAGACGTTAACATATTATGAATTTTTTTAAAATTATCTGTTTTGTTGCTGTACTTTTCACGAAGTGGTATGTTGTTATCTTCGAGATGTTTTTGCCAATACGTACTGCAATTGGGACTGCATGTTCTGCATGCCAAGTTACAACTACGATCAAACAACAAATCTATTCTAAGTGGTCCTGAAAGATTTTTCTGAACTCCAAATTTTTCAATCATTGAATGTCTAAAACTTTTAACGCCAACTTTTTCCAATCGTTCACATTCCCAGCATCCAGGATGCCAGATATTGTTGTTGTTTTGTTCTCTTATTTTTTGTAAATTTTGATCGTCCCAAATGACCTTGGATTCATTTAACTGAGTGGTGCTCAAACAACATTGATTGAAGGTCATTTTGTCAACGCGAGATTTCATATCAATGTTGAGACCACCGTGAATCATTGGGCAGTATAAATCGTTCATGATTGTTTGATCTGCCCTAACAATTGTTTGAGTTTGGCACT